ACTAAATAATCTGTTACATCTTGCCAACCTGTTGGATTGTTCCAATACTTACATTGAGACGTTCCATGAATTGCTATCGACACTCTTTTCTTAACATTTTTACCTAATTGTTTCAATTTAGCTCTCTCTTCGGTATATTTTAGACCTAATATATCTGAAGCAACTTTCATCAGTGGTTCTTTTTTAGGGTCAGAAAGATGTTTACTATAATCAATTTCTCTCTTATCATCGTAGAACAATCCTAATCTATAAAGAGCATATATATTATTTACATTTGTACCTGGTTTTACAAACTCAATTTCAGGATATTGGTCTTGGAATAAATCATTTTGGAAAGTTGAACAAATAACTTTACATCCATAAGTTTTTCTGAATTTTTCTACTTGTCCTACCCACGCTAAACTATCTCCCAAAGATTTAGACTCGAAACATACCATAACCCTTTGATTTTCTAAATTTAAATGATGTTCATAATAGAAATCACAGTCGATACCTTTAATTTTAATCAACCAATTTATATAATATTTTTTTGAAGATTTAGCCCAATGATTACTCCTTAAATTTAATTGATACAGTATTTTATTCGTTTCTTTATTAATAAATTGAACTTCATATAAAGAATCGTTATCTTCTTTAATTTCAACAAATGGTCCATCAACAAAATAAACATTTACCGACCTTTTATTATCGGGATTATTTTTTCTTGTTAATTTATTCATTTTTCTAAATTCATTTACTTCTTGTCCCAAGAATTCATTATAAACATTGACTCCTTGATAGAAAACTTTAACTCTTTCTCCTTTTTTATAAGTTCCAATTTTTTCAGTTTGATACTGACCTTTCCTTAACGTATGGAATTTTTTATAATTTCCATAATTTATTTCAATTAAATAATCTTTGTCGGCTTCCTTTTCATGAAATCCCGAAATTAAATGTATGTGTAAATCATTTCTATCATCTGCAGCTAGATAAACTTGAAAAACCGCACCATTTCTAAACATACCATCTCTATTCCAAACCGCCTGTGTATTGAGTTCATTATTATTGGCAATATATTCAGTCATATGAATATTAGAAGTAACTTTTCTTAAACAATCTAAAAATACTCTCTCTAATTGCCATCCTTTAGGTCTATTAATATAATATTCTTCTTTTAAATTGACTTGTTCTATTGTCTTAATAGCCACATCAGTTTTAATAGAGAATATGAAAGTTGCACAATATGAAGCGAAATGAATATCTTTAGAAGAACCTTCATGATATTCATATAAAACAGCATCAAAACCATCATTAAGTCTTTCTATAAATGCCTGTCTATATTGAACTTCATCAGGTATGTTGTCGTATTCTAAAAAATGTATATTTTCTTTACCCAAATACTTACAAAAGTTAAAAGCATTTCTCATAGTTTCCCAAATGGCGTAATCATGATGATATTCGTGTTCATTATCAATACGATACGAACCCATATCTGTCCATCTTCCACTACTAACACTATGAGATTCAAAGTCTTGAGATAATAATAAATCATTTTTCTTATCAAAAAGATAATAATCCACCATTTTTTGTATTTCAACTTTTACAGGATAATGCCCTGTTAATAAAATTGGTACATTATAAATCTTCAATACTTTTATTAGAGAAATTAAATCATTCTCTTTAGATTCATTATCGGGCCAACAATCAATAACAAAAATATCTTTATTAAATTTCTCTTTATCAAATTGTGGTTCAACATTCATTAGATATTTTTCACCACCTTTAATACCATAAAAATATAAATCGTCGGGATTATAACCTCTACCAAATTGACCACCAATGAACGTTTCTTTAAATGTTCCTATTTTATTAATATCTTCTTTCTCCAAATTCTTATAATAATCAGCCCATTCATCTGATAATAATGGTGCAGCATCAACATTTGTTCTGTTAGTACCATGTTCAGGTCTACCGGTTGCTGCACAACTAAATAAAAATAATCCACCGGGTTTTAACATTCTTATTACGTTCTTAATTGTATCCTCATAATACATGTCATGTTCAAACGCTTCGGTTGATATTATAGTATCGAAATAATTGTCGGGAGCGTCGTAAACATTACCTCCACAAACAACATCCACATTTTTACCTTCACCTAAATCTAAACCAATGTAATTACAATTTTCAAATAAATCTCTATTATTGCCATTGATATCCAATGAACCAATGTCTAATACTTTTTTATTTTTAAAATGATTAGGAAATTTTTCTTTTACTTTTAAACAAAATTCTCTTTGTTGTTGATGAGCCATTATCTTTTTGTTATTATTATAATTCCGTTAAGGAAGTTTATTGATTCAATATCAGTTACACAATCAGGTTGTTCATTTTTTATATTTTCTTCACACCAATCTTCTCTTCTTGCGTGAACATTAGATTGATTAAAATTTAATATACCTCTAAAATTTATATCATCTACTAATTTTTTGAAGTACTCTATTGATGTTTGTGGTTCTCTTAATCCTCCACCATAATCTGACCAATAAGATGTACCAATATCTTCAATTACATATAAACCACCAGATTTAACTGATTGAAATAAATGTTCAAATGAAAATATTACATGTTCATTCATATGTGACCCATCGTCTAATATCATATCAAATGGAGCATATTCTCTCATTATATCATTTAAAAATACGTGGTCCGCTTGTGAACCAATTTCAACAGTTATTCTATTTTCTTTATCCTCATATTGTTTACAATCAGGATTAATATCTATTCCAAGAATATTAGATTTATAAAAATATTCTTGCCATGTTAATAATGATTTACCATCTAATACACCAATTTCCATGATGTTCAAATTATCATATCTTTTAAATGGTAAAAATTTTGAGTATTTGTTACAATAATTATGAATATCAGAACTTTTATCTGTTCCGAATTTTTGTGCTAAAGAATTTAATAATGTACTCATCTTGTGAAATATATTAATTGTAATCCTCCTCCAGCTCCACAGAATAGGAGATAAGAATTGAAACCTAATTTATTTAATCTTTTTGTGAAATTTTCTCTTAATTCAACGTTATAATTAAAATGACTATGATGATATTCCATAGCAATTGTTCTAACCTTTCTTAAATTTTCATCACTTATACCCATAAATGCCGCATGTTCCGCACCTTCTATATCGACTTTAAGAAAATCTATTTTTTCTATTAAACCTGTTTCAAATAGATAATTTAATGTGTATGTTCTTACGGGATAATTTTTACCTCCTGTACCAGAAAATACATTAGATCCACCTAAATGGTCACTCTCATATAAATTCAATTCACCAATTTCATGACTAACAGCAGCATTAAATAAAATTGATTTTGGATTTGCATTTAAGGATAATAATTGATAATATCTTTTATCAGGTTCAAATGAAATAACTTTACTTGCACCTTGACTATAAGCCCATCTATTGAATATACCCATATTACCACCTAAATCAACAACAATATCTCCTTCTTTAATTGTTTTAACTCTATTATTGTAATAATCTTGTAAATTATAAATTTCATGATATATTGCTCTTGCCCATCCATATTTATTAGCAATATCCATTGTACCTCCTTCAACATTTTTTATGTCTCCAAGATTTTCTAATTTATAAACATCGGTATAAAAATATTCTGATTCATAAAAATTATTATCTCTAACCATTTTTATATAGTTAATCATAAAATCAGACATTTCAGCATTTTTATTACCATGGAAATAAATAATTTTAGATTTATCTTTTGGAATAATTTGATATCCGAATATTCTATTAAAGTTTTGTGGGCCTTCTTCGTTCCAAAACTTTAGAAAATGATGTTGTGTCTCGTTTGTCATTCCAGCATCCCCATCCCAAGATGATGTATCGAAATTAGATAATGGTAAATGTTTATCATACCCATATTTCCATCTCATAGCATTATCAATACCTTCATCGTTCCATAAGTACAATCTTTCGTAGTCTTGTGGTTTTTCATTTAAAACAGTAGTATAATGATTAATAATTTCCTCAAACCACCATCCACAATTTTTATTATAGATATAGAAACAAACATGCATGTATGGGTTAGTTTTACCTATATTCCATTCACTACACAATTGTTCATTAAATAATTGTGATTTAGTAAAATTATCGTAGAAACCAACAAATTCAGTTTGTACATGAATGTCAGAAATTGGATAATTTTCAATTTGAAAAAAATATTGATTTACATCATCTATATTATAATTAACCACAACATCTCCATCAATCCAAATAAATTTTTCATAATCTTCTTTCAATGATTCAATACAAGCCCATTGTTTCCAATACCATTTATCATGTTCAGATAATTTTGGTGGATTAATTGTTCTTTTAATTACATTTGGATAATCAAATGGAACTTCACAATCAACACCATAAACTATAATATCTGATTTAGTAAATTCTAATAATGATTGAACTAATTTTTCAATTACAGGCATATATCCAATATTACCTGTGGTTACAAATACAAATGGTTTCATTTTTTTGTTCAATAATTCTGAAGCGTTATATGCAACTTTATCCCAATTAAACTCATCATGAATTTCTAATGATTCAACCATTGATAATGTTTTATATGCCATATAATTATCGACAACATTTAACATTTGTTTTCCCAAATCATTCCAATCCGGTTCACAATATTCTCCAGGGAAATCTTTATGTTCAATATTTGCGGGTCTTAAATAATCAATCTTTACTGGTATACCTTTACCGTCCGCAAATTGTAATTGTCCACCCCAATTAGAATAAATTGAAGGTGTACCACAAGCCATTGCTTCAATTAATGGTAAGTTCCATCCTTCACTACGTGCACATGATACAAATACATCACCTTCTTGAAGATATTTAACATATTCCTCTCTTGGTGTAAATTTAATAAACTTAATATTCTCCGTATTAATCTTATGAAATTCAACTCTCTCTTCTGTAGATTTCAGTCCATCATAAGGATATGGATTTTCAACCGAAGCAATCATCTCAACATCGGTTCTACCCGAAAATACTTCACCAAAAGCTTTTAATACTTCTGTTGTTCCTTTTCTATAATCCCATCGACCAAAATGTAAAAATCTAAATTTATCTTTTTTAGGATTCTCAAACAATGGTTTGAATGTATCTACATCAACACCTTCAGGTACAATAGATATTTTTTCTTTAGGATAACCCTGTTCAACTAAACAATCAAATTGCCATTGCGTCGGTACCCATACTTCATCAAAATAAAATAATCTCTTAAAGAATCCATCGGGATATCTTGTTGATTCCCAAACATTATATGCGATTTTATAACCTTCGTAATTATCATAAAAATAATGATTATTAGTTTCAGCTAAAATGATATTCACATCTGGTTTATAATTACCATCATATCCATACATCGGAAAATCACTACGAGTTTTATCTGCATTAAATAATGTTTGTAGGATTAACATATCCTTCATTTCATCTGTAATGTATGGTTCTCCATCATGTGGAGTATCATTCATACCTTTCCAACTATCTCCAATAGTTAGATTTCTTATCTTTACTGTGTGGTATTTGTTAAGGGCACAAAAAAAGGATTTTGCATGATTAGCATATCCTGTTTTCCCTATAAACGATGTGTGAGCTAATATTTTCATTAGATAAAATATAATGAAAATAAATGAAAAAATCAAATATTAAAAGAACAAATTTTACATTAAAATAATGTCTTTTTTTCTTTAGGAATGAATTGAAAAAAAGTCACTAAACTATATCTAACTCCTGATTTTACAGGCAAAACTCTATGATTTAATTTCTCATCCATTATAAGAGTTTTATTTTTTTCCGGTATAATTTTAAATATACTTGAATTAATATCTTTATATTCAAATTCACCTCCTTGAAAATCATTATTCAAATAAGTAACCGCCGTCATATAAGACATATCATGATGAAAATCATCATTTTTATTTGTTTCAGGTACAACTTTATTAATCCAACTATAATTTTTAGAAAAATCTATTAAATCAAATTTTTGTTTATCTACAATTTTTTCTAAAACACTTTTAATATTTGTAAAATAATTA